TATATGGTTCTTCACTTTTGCTTAGATTATAGAGAAATGGAATAATAATTTTTTCAATGTCTTTAAATCTTTGCTTTACTTCAACATTTTCTATCTCTTTACTTATATTTTCTTTTTCGCTAACAATTTCCATAATCTCATTCATCATAGATTTAATATCTTCAACATCATTTTTAATTTTTGACAATTCAAGATTATTTGTTTCTAATACTTCAGGATTGATTGTGGGAGTTTCTGGTTTAGATGAGACTGGTGTGAATCCAAAATCTTCATTCAAATCAAACTCACGCATGTAATCTGGAATGTTATTTGACATTATTCGCTTCCTCTAGCCATTTGTTTTTGTAAATTTCTTATCTTAATTAAATCAGAAGGAGAAGGACCTGTATTCATTTTTTCTGAAATATTTTTTTGTTCTTCTTCAACTATTTCTTTCTTTATAAAAATAAAGTATGTAGAAATTAAAACTAAAATTTCTAACAAATAAAAAACCATAAATGCTTCAAATAAAGAATTTATCTCCATTGTTGATTAACCATTTCTTCGTGCAATCTATCTGAGCCGCTGAACATTCTACGAACACTAACTGATTTGTTATCAATTACTTCTTTACCGTATTGTCTTTGTAATTGTCTTTGTAGAACATCAGGAACATTTGCCTGTGCGTAAGTATTGAATCCAGGAACAAAACTCATAGCACTAATTACATTCGGTTGAATTGCCACTTGGCTGTCAAATGTCTTAGCAGATTCTACTCTACTCATTTCTTGCTTTGCTTTTTCATTTGATGCTTGTTTCATTTCATTATGAGATTTACCTTCATTAGCTCCAGATTTTTGCTCTCCTCGCTCCGCTCTTGGCTCTGTTCTGGATTCTTGTTTAGGTTCTGCTCTTGCTGTTTGTTGAGATTGTCTTTCTGTTGTATTTGATGTTGTTTTTGTTTCACCTTTTTGTTGTTCTCTTTCTGATTGTATTCCAACATTTTGTCCTCCAGAAGAAGGTAATGGTGAAGACGAAGGTGCTAGTTGAACAGTAGCAGTAGCGTCTGGCGCAACGGATGTTGCTTTTGTTTCGATTACACTATCAGTAGAACTATCACCAGTTTTTGAAATTTCTGTTTTTACTTTACCATCATTAGAAACTGTTGTAGTCGGTTCTGTTCTTGACGGTTTATTTTCTGTTGTAGTTGTGTTATTACTTAATAAGTTTTTTTTAGCATACGCTTCTGCATATCCCGAACATGATTGAGAATATAAAGGATTCAATGTGCATTGTTGAGTTAAATATGCTGATTGATAACCAGCACATGATTGAGAATATAAAGGATTAATATTACATTGTGCTTGAGCATATCCAGGACATGCGGGGTCAAATAATGGATTTAGAGAGCATTGTTGTGTTTGATATGCCGCCGCATAACCGGCGCACGACTGACTTGATAATGGATTTGATATACATGGGTCCGGTGTATAGACGGCACTACTCCACATATTGTTTATTGATGCTGTGCCAAGTGTCCATGGTGACATAGCAAATGCACCAAGAGATGATATTGGTAAAGAAGAACTTAATCTGTAATTATTTGTGTAGTTACCACTAACTCCATTGTTACCACCATTATGTGTTGTGGTGTCGGAGTATATGGTCGAACCACTACTATCTGTAATAACAGTAGCAACGCCAGCGTCAGAATAGTTCCATCCCGTTAAACAAAAACCAAACAAATCAAATAAAGCACATTGTCTTCCAGGAACATTATACGAATAACCATAATCAAATCCGTGGATAGTGGCGCCTGCGCCTGCTAAAGATAAAGCAGATGATATTGCATACGCCTGTGTTCCTGTTGTTCCTGGAAGTAAATTTCCACTTATTATTGCATTGTATCCCGGACAAGAAGGCGAGTAACCTGGATTAGCAACACATGGGTCTACAGTATATTGTAAACTTAATGATGGATTACGAACTTGTGGTCCATAATAACCTGCCCAAAATCTAGCATCTTTACCTGTAAATGATAATTCTAAATTAGATAAATTTGATAGCAAATAATTTTGAGGAAACCATTCTGTGCCAGAATAATTTATAAAACCGCCAGACTGTTGTGGATAGTTGTAGTTGTATGTCTGAAGAGCATTTCCTACAGAATCTTTTAAAACAACCTTACCTGTTAATGTACCATACTGCATAGTTACCGGGTCATTATTAATATTCCATGAGTAATTATAACCACCAACTTGTATTCCCGTTCCTGACAACGCTTGATTGATAGCAATTGTTTGCATAGCAGTAGCTGTCGTATATCCAAAAATTATAGTGTTAGTTCCAGCATTAAATGCTGGTGTAGTGCCACCACTTAATCCACCATTTTGTCCTGCTACAGTTCCACTCCAAGCATTTACTGTTGGATTCAATAAATTTGATGTTGCTGTATATGATGCGGTAGGAGACTGTTGAGCGAATGCATTACTACCAATTAGTAACAATGTCAGTAAATGTTTTTTCATAATTTACCTTTTTGTTGTGAATCTCTTATTGTGTCTTGCATCTCACTTGGTACAGGTTGAAAGTTTGTTCCTACTGCAAGAATACAATACAAATCTTTACTTTTTCTTTGAGTGATAGTAAAGGTTCCTGTTTTACCATTAGCAAAGACAACTACAGGAAAAGAACTTCCATCTACTAAAGAGTTACCAAGTCCACGAACAAGTGGTAACTCTTCATACTCATCAAGTGTTTTTGCTAAGTCACCTATAGTAACACAAACCGTAGGTAAAGAAGCTGCTTCATTTGCAAAAGCAAAAGTTGGAATCAATAAACATGATATTAAAAATGTTTTCACTTGCAACCTAGTCTTGCTCTAACTACATCATCATTTCCAGCATAACTACATGAGTTTTCATTTTTCTTAGATTCATCTTTTTTAACATCAACTTTTTCTGGTTGTTTCTTTGGTGCTTGTAAACCATAGAAACCTATGTCAGATTTTGGACCTGCTGTAATACCTCTAAGGTCCCATTCTGCTCTTGCCTCTTGACCAATCTTACCTTCAATTGGGCAAGGTGTTCCTGCGGCAATCATTGCGGTAAAGATTCTTTCATCTTGACATAGTGTTGCTACTGCGGCAACTTTCATTCCCATGTCATATAAGTTTTTTGCTAATTTAATTCTTTCGCAATTCATATCTCGCATTGTTCCGCCCATGGAGATACCAAGAATTTGTGTTTGAACTGCACCTGAAGCGGCAACGGCACAAACATCGTTATTGATGGTTGTGATTGCAGGCGCAACTGCGGTTGGAGGGGGAGACTTTACGGTAGTCTCTGATTTTGCATTGCTTGTCGATTCAGTCACAATAGTTTGCGCTATTGCAATGGACGAAGACATAACGAAAAGAAGGGCTACTATCCTTTTCATTTTTCTTCCTTTTGGGGGTAATTTGTAAATCTTCCATAGATAATGGAATTATAATTATTTATCCGTTAGCAAATCTATTGACAATTTAAAATTTTTATGTATAATAAATAGTTTGATTGCTGTATGAAGCAAAGAGAAAAGTGTTCTGGACGGGAGTTCGATTCTCCCCACCTCCACCAAAATAAATTTATGAGATACATATTATTAGTTTTAATCTTATTTGGAATGAGTTTAATGATTATTCCAATGATTGGAATGATATTCGGTGTCTTAAAAAGTTTATTTTAGTGGGGGTGACTAGGTTTCGACAGGGCAACAAGTAAATGAGTGGACAGCACGGGAATGTGAAACCCGATAGGGTTGAGACTAACAATACAGTAATGTCATTTAATCGTGATATCAGTATTTACTCGGCCGAAGAAGCAAAAGAAGTAAACGCAAACGATGAAAAGTTCGCATTGGCAGCCTAAACGCTGACTAGGGTTTCGGATGGTTTCCTCGTAACAGAATAACCATCCATTATAAATATATCTAACATACTCTTCACACACTAACATTGAGTATGTTACAATGCATTTATTATGTTAATTATTTGATTTTACACACAAACACAAACACAAGGAGAAACAACTATGTCAAACATGACACCATTCGAAATCCGTCTTGAACTATTAAAAATGGCGAAAGACATGTTATCAGATGATTATTATGGTAAGCGTGAGCAAATCAGTAATGATTGGGCCATGCAATGTGAATCATCAAAACTCAAAGGCGAAACCCCACCGCCGCATCCAGGCTTTCCGCCATACCCCTCAGAATCAGAAATTATTACCAAAGCACACATGCTTAATGGTTTTGTTTCTAACAACATTTCTACGGAAACAATAAAACCAACAAAGAAATCAGTTTAATCTGAAGGGAGAGGTACCTCTTGGTACCTCTTAACTTAGGAGAAAAAATGAAAGTAATGCCAATCATCGCAAGTGTAGGAATAGGTCTATCTGTTATGTTCCTATCATTTGTTTTGAGTAACAACCAAATGTTAATGCCAATTAAGGTTTATTACAATATGTTATCTGCCGAAGCAAAGCAAGAGATAACTTGTCTGGCAGACAACATATTCTATGAATCTGCTTTTGAACCAAAAGAAGGTAAACTTGCTGTAGCATTCGTAACTCTGAATAGAACCAAGCATGATGTTTTTGGTGAAAGTATTTGTGAAGTAGTTAAACAGAAAACCGGTAGAACTTGCCAATTTTCATGGTACTGTCAGGAAAAACTATTGACAAAAAATGATAATCCTGTATATAATGAAATTCTTAAACTAGCAACATATGTTTATGTTAACCACGATAAAATGGAAGACCCAAGTGGAGGTGCCTTATTTTATCATGCCGACTATGTTAAACCAGGATGGAAAAATATGCAAAAGACTGCTGTAATTGGTAGGCATATTTTTTACATAAGAAAGGACTTTCTATGAAGGATGAAAATATGAATTATGCAACAATCAGTTATATTATATCAGCAACAATTATTTTTTTAAGTGCTATTATTTCTTTGTCATACTATTCTATTAACAGTAAAAATCTTATGGCAAAAAATATTGATAGTGCAATCGCAAGAGGAATAGACCCAATATCGGTAAGATGTTCATATGCTGATAGTAAAGATATTATTTGTATTGCTCATGCCGCATCAGCATCATCACATCAACCACCCGTATCAGGCAAAAAATAATGACGGAAGAAATTGAAAATAAATTCTTGACACCTGAAAAATTTTCTCTTATAATTGAAGAAATAGTCAAAATAAAAAAGATGACGCATATGGAAGCAGTATTACATTACTGCGAACAAAATGAATTAGAACCTGAAGACACAAAAAAATTAATTGGTAAAACACTAAAAGATAAAATTGCTTTAAACGCACAAGAACTTAATATGTTACCGAAGGTGAACAAACTTCCAATATGATTCGTATGAATGAATTTGATGCATATAAGATGTATCTGTCTTTTAAATTACACTTTACAACTGACAAATATGATATAAAACAGACACAAGGTGCCGTGTCTGTTACTAAAGATACTTTTATGAAAAGAAAAGATGCCTTTGCTTTTAAACGAATCGCAAAGGATATGAATGAAAATGATTTCGCACAATTCTTAATTGCAAATTTCGTTGCAGGAAATTCTTGGGGTGGAGTATATACAAATCAGTCCCAAGAAAATTTTGCCGAATGGAAAAAAAGATTACAATCTCTTACTTACAGATTTAAAGATGAACTATCTAAAATATCAATTCGCCTCGCCGAAGATAGTTTAGATTTCGATAAAGTTTTTATTCCCGATGATGGTTCTCATCCTATTTTACTTCAAATGTTTTTTGCAAATGAAGTATCACCTGAGACCATGGTCATTCTCAATAAGTTAACCGCATATGTAAAATTGTGGGATATGAAATTGAAACATGACCCTTTTTGGGAAGATAGGCGTAGACTTATCATCAAGTATTCTCAATTCTTAAATTTTGAAAAGAATAAGATGCGAGAAATTTTTAATCAAATTAAAGAGGACCATTACATCTTGGTTAAGGAGAAATAAAGTGGGGAAGACATTCCGAAGTTCAAAGAATTATATGGACATGGAAAATGCAGGCAAATCAAAACATGTTAGAAGTATCTTAAAAAAACAT